TACAGTTAATGCACTTAAAGATTTAAAGAATAATATGTTGAGTAACATGTTTGTTTAGAAAGGTGGTGGGTGATATGCCAAGAGTTAGGCGATGCAGATATAAAGATTGCCATGCAATGGTAGAGTTACCAGACCATTATTGTAAGCAACATTATAGTTATGAAGCAGAGTATCTAGCTAATAGACAGAAATGGGCAAGGTCAAGAAGTAAGTCATATCAGCATCGCTACAATACAGTTACACGTAATAGGAATAGTAATAAGTCTGAACAATATAACTTCTATCGTAGTAAGCAGTGGGTAAACTTAAGACAGTTGGTATTGAATAGAGATTATTATTTGTGTCAGTATTGCAAAGTAATTAATAAGATTACTAGTGCTAAGACAGTAGATCATATTGTACCAATTGAATATGACACAGACTTGAGAGCTGATACTGGTAACCTTGCTACAATTTGTTCAAAGTGTCATAGACTCAAGACAGATTGGGAACGTTGGTACTATGGCACAGGTAAGGATAACCAGTTGAAACAAGTACCTAAAATTACAAATATTAGTGAGATTGTTTTAAAAATGAATAGACTTACTAAAACGTCCCTAAAATAGCCGTAGATGCATTTTAAACAAATCGGATGAATTATATTAAAAGAAAATTTAAATTTATCCCCCGCCCTAGTAGGAGCCAAGGAAGAGCGCACACATAGGAATCACTTTATAAAAAAGTGCAATTTCTGAAATTTTTACCTAGGGGGGGGTATCACGATTGAAAGGAGGTAAGCCAATGGCTAAAAAAGTCTTTTATCAGCAGAATGACGGGCATTTAAGCGGTACGCCGCCAAAGCACTTAGGAACAGTGGCAAAGGTGTGTTGGCGCAAAATCGTGCCCTTTTTAGAAAGCACAGAGCGAGTTAAAAGAATAGATACTGCATTAGTAGAATTGTACTGCTCGCAATATGAGATTTACCGTCAAGCTTATGATGATGTCTTAGAGAATGGCATTCAAACTAAGATATTTAAATCACTGCAAGATGCTAGTGGTTCGATAGTAGGAAAAGATTTTGTTGGTTATCGTAAGAATCCAGCTGTTGCAACGATGAAAGACGCTAGTATACAGATAACTAGTATTGGTAGTCAACTTGGCTTATCTCCTAAAGCACGAGCTGAATTGATGCAATTGGTTGATAGCAAAGAAAAAGAAGATTCAACTGAAAAATTAGCAAAGATTTTTGGAGGTGAAAGTTAGTGGAAGTAGATTTGACTCAAACTCATGATGTTTTAGGAACATATCATAGTATCGATTTTTCAGATATTAGAAAGAAATATCAAGATGAAGGTACTAAATATGCTTTTAAAGTACTTGATGAAGAAATTGAAACAGGATATCTAATAAAGCTAGCTTGTTTTAGACACCTAAGAGATTTGCAAAGGCAGAATACAAAGGAGTTTCCTTATCGTTATTCAGTTAAGCAAGCTGAAAAACTATTGTTATTTGCCTCAATGTGTCCAAATGTGGATACAGGTTCTCCAACTGAATTAATGGATTGGCAAAAGTTTATTTTTTGTATGCTATTTGGTTGGAGAAATTTAGAAGGGCGAAAAAGATTTAGTCGTGCGATGGTATCTGTTGCTCGTGGACAGGGCAAAACTTACTTGATGGCAATTTTAATGTGCTACTCCTATTTTATAGAAAGCCTTGGATTGTCTAATCAAGATTATCTAGTGGCATCAATTAACTTTAAACAGACTAATAAGATATTTGGTTATATTAAAACAATGATGAAGTACATCGTTAAAACGGATATGTTTAAAGATTATGCTGCTACTGTTGACTTTAAAGCTCAAAGTGATCAGATGATTATGAAAGAAAAGAATAACGTTTTACGTGCTATCTCTCATGAATCAGGACAATATGATAGTTTTCACTTTACAACAGCTATTTTTGACGAAATTGGGGAGGTAAAAAGTAGAGAAAAGATTAGTAAGATTATTTCAGGTCAAGTTAAAGTGCCTAATCATCAATTCATTCAAATATCGACATCTTATCCAGATCCTAGTGTTCCATTTCATGAAGATCAAAAAATGATTCAACAAGCGATGGAACAAGATTATAAGCGTGATGCAGATAACTTTTTAGGATTAATTTGGGCTCAAGATAGCTTAGATGAAACTTTTAAACCAGAAACATGGTATAAATCAAATCCTTTGCTGTATCTAGATAGTCAAAAGCAAGTTTTAATGGAAGGGTTGCAGGATAAACGTGATGCGGATATGTTATCTGGTAATGTAGCAGACTTTCAAAATAAGAATTTAAATTTATGGTTAGCAGAAGCAACAAATAGCTTTTTGAAATTAGATGATATAGAACGAGCTATTCAGCCTAATTTCAATATTGAAGGTAGGACTGTATATATTGGCTATGATTACTCAATGTTTTCTGACAATACTGCAATAGCATTTGTATATCCTTATTCAGCCAATCATGGTGTGCCTAAATGGAGAGTTGAACAACATTCATTTATTCCTTGGCAACATGCCGGTTCAATTGATGCAAAAGAAAAACAAGATGGCATAAATTATCGAGAGTTAGCTAAGCAAGGTTATTGTACTATTACCAGTCATCCACAAGGTTTGATTAATGAAGAACAGGTTTATCATTGGTTATTAAACTACATACATGATAATGATCTTAATGTTATCTTCTTTGGCTATGATGATTGGGGAGCAACTACTACAATAAAGCAACTTGAGTTAAATACTGATTATCCATTGCAAGGTATCAGGCAACGGACATCAGAGCTAAAAGATCCTACAAAATTTTTGCAGAAATGCTTTATTGAAGGGACAATTACACGTCCTGACGATAAAATCATGGAAAAAGCATTAATGAATGCACAGATCTATGAAGATAAAATCGGTATTCAAGTAGATAAAGCTAAAGCAACTCTTAAGATTGACGTGGTAGATGCAATTATTGATGCGATGTATCAGGCAATGTACCATTTTGAAGACTTTGGAATAGCTAATGATAAATCAAAACAAGTTGAATTAATGACAACTAAGCAAGTTGAAGATTGGTATATGAGTGATGAATCTGGATTATTAGGAGGTGATTTTGATGATTTTTAAACGAATTATAGGATATTTATGGCAATTTTCAGACGTTTTATTGTTTATTTCAGCAATGGTTGTATTAGATTATACAGCCTTTAAAATTAACGCTACACTAGGTTGGTTTGTAATATCCTTAATATTATTTGTCTTAGGTTGGCTAGTTGAAGCTATCTCTGAACGAAAGCGAGGTGGTAGTTAATGCCAATATTTAATATTAATAATGCTTTAAAAACATCAACTCTGAGTGTTCCATTTGGTGATGAGAACACCTTAGACTTCATGACCGGAAAAGATAAGGACATCTATATCAGCGCTAAAGAAGCTTTAATGAATTCAGATATTTATTCAACAATCTTTCAAATATCTGGGGACTTGGCCTCTTCACAGATTATTAGTGATATGACAAGGTATCAAGGAATAATTGATAATCCATCAGTAACATCTAATAAACATGCATTTTGGCAAGCAGTATTTGCTCAATTGCTGTTAGGTGGTGAGGCTTTTATATATCGTTGGCGAAACGTTAACGGTATAGACAACCATTGGGAATATTTACGACCTTCGCAGGTTAGTGCATATCTATTAGATGACGGTTCAGGTTTAATTTACAATATTACTTTTGACGAACCAAAAATTGGGGTAAAAATGAACGTCCCACAAAATGACGTTTTGCACTTTAGATTACTTTCAAAAAACGGTGGTATGACTGGTATTAGTCCTTTATCTGCTTTATCTAATGAGCTTAATATCAAAAATGACTCTAATAAATTAACTAGAGCTGCATTAAGCCAATCAATTATGGCACCTGGTATTTTAAAAATTACAAAAGAAGGCAAAGTAAATTGGAAAATAAAAGCAATGCGGGCTAAAGAATTTATGCGACAGACTCAGGTTGCAAATAATGGACCAGTTGTAATTGACGATTTAGAAGAATATTCACCTTTAGAAATAAAATCAGATATTGCTAAACTATTAGCACAAGCTGACTGGACTGGTAATCAAATTGCTAAAGTATATGGTATTCCTAATTCTTATTTAAACGGTCAAGGAGACCAGCAATCATCTTTAGACCAAATAAAAGGAATGTATGCTAATGCTTTATCTAGGTATATGGAATCAATCGTATCAGAGCTTAACAATAAATTAAGTGCGACAATTCACTATAATATCAGACCAGCAATTGATCCACTACAAGATAGTTACGCTCAAGTGTTATCAGGATTAACTAAAGATGGAATGCTAGCACATAATCAAGCTAGATACCTATTACAAGGAACTGGATACTTGCCTGATGATTTACCAGAACCACAATCAGCATTATTGAACCCACCGAAAGGAGGTGATGCTAATGGTAAAGATACCGATTAGAGGAGCGATAGTTGATGATGATACTGCTATGTTTTATGACTATTTTGGTATGACTTGTACAAGTCCTAAAAAAGTATCAGCAATTTTAAATGAAGAAGTTGCTGAAGGTGATGATATTGTTGTTGATATTGCTTCAAATGGTGGAGATGTATTTGTTGCTTCTGAAATTTACAGTATGCTTAAGAATAATGCATCTAATGTAAAAGTTAATGTTACAGGGTTAGCTGCATCTGCTGCATCAGTAATTGCAATGGCTGGAGATACAGTATCAATTGCACCAACAGCTCAAATCATGATACATAAAGCATGGACAAATATGGATGGTAACGCTGATGATTTAAATCATGAAGCAGGCGTTTTAAATAACATTGATAAATCGATTGCTAGTGCTTATGAGTTAAAAACAGGTATGAAACAGTCTGACCTTTTACAAATGATGTCAAACGAAACATGGTTGACTGCTCAAGATGCAGTAGATAAAGGTTTTGCCGATGAAATTATGTTCGTTAATGAAGAAGACGAACCAGTTATGAATTCTATGGAAGATATACCTAGTAAATCAGCTATTAATAAGTTAATGAATTTAATTTTAAAAGCAGATAAACAACAAAATAAAACAACAAGCCAGTTTGAAAATCCAAGTTTAAAGGATAAGAAACTGGCTATTTTAATGGAAAGAAGGAAAAATAATGAATATTAATGAACTTAATAATGCTTGGATTGAATCTGGGCAAAAAGTAGCAGATTTAAACATGCAAATTAATGCTGCTTTAATTGATGATAATTATGATGAAGAAAAATTTGCTAATTTAAAAGCTCAACGTGATAAAGAAGTTGCACGTCGTGATAATCTAAAAGAACAATTAGATACTGCACGAGCTGAAGAAGTTTATAACATGCCAGATAAGGATAAAAAGCCTTTAAGCGATAGCGAAAAGAATCTAAAAGATAAATTTGTAGAAAATTTTGTTGGTATGATGAATGGAAACTCTAAAATTGTGGATATGGTTACTTCTTCTGTTGATGATAACGGAGATAAGGCAGGATTAACAATCCCGTCTGATGTTCAAACTGCTATTCATCAATTAGTACGTCAATTCAATTCTTTAGAACAATACGTAAATCGTGAAGCGGTTTCTATGCCAACAGGTTCTCGTGTATACGAAAAATGGACTGACGTTACACCATTAGCTAATTTGGATGACGAAACTGCAGAGATTGGAGATAATGATGATCCAAAATTAACATTAATCAAGTTCGCTATTAAGCGTTATGCAGGTATTACTACTGTTACAAATACTTTATTGAAAGATACAGCAGAAAATATTTTAGCTTGGTTATCTGCATGGATTGCTAAAAAAGTAGTAGTTACACGCAATAAGGCAATTATTGATGTAATGAGTGCAGTTCCTAAGAAACCAACCATCACAGATTTTGATGGAGTTATTGATTTAGTTAATACAGGAGTTGATCCTGCAATTAAAACAACATCATTCTTGATGACTAATACATCCGGCTTGAATACTTTATCTAAAGTTAAAGACGCAATGGGACGCTACTTATTGCAACATGACCCTACACAACCAGATGTATACATGATTAAAGGTAAGAGAGTAATTGAAATCGCTGATCGTTGGTTACCAGATAATGCAGGAAGTCATCCATTGTATTACGGAGATTTAAAACAAGCAGTAACTTTGTTTGACCGTGAAAATATGTCTTTACTATCTACTAATATTGGTGATGGAGCATTTAAACGAGACTTAACAAAAGTACGTGTAATTGACCGTTTTGACGTAGTAGCAACTGATAGTGAAGCTTGGGTAGCTGGTTCATTCAAGACTATTAAAGATCAAGAAGCTAAGTTAGCAGCAACCAACAACGCTTAGAGGTGATTTAGATGGATAAGGAAATATTACTTGATGATCTGAAGTTATCTCTTAGAATCGATGGCGATGATGACGATAGATTACTAAATTCATATATTAATGCCGCTGAAGTTTATATTAAAACTGCAGTAGGTGGCGATGATGAATTTTGGAAGCAAGAAGATGTTATTGCAGTTCAAAAAATAGCAATTCTAGCTTTAGCTGGTGCTTATTATGATTACAGAGTAGTTTTACAAGATGTAATGACTTATCCTATTGATCTCACTTTAAATGCAATAATCTCACAATTACGTGGGAAATTAGCGTTATACGAAGAAGGTGATAGCAATGCCTAAGAAGTTATTACATTCTTCATTTAATCAGCGTATCGAGTTCCAAACTGTTAGTTTTGTAGTTAATGATTTAACTGGAGATACAGTTGAAAAGCCAGTAACATTATTTTCTTGTTGGTGTGCACCTCAAAGGCGGACCATGTCTCAACAGTTTCAATTAACAGGCTTAGGGCTTGATGATACTTTAACTGTGGCAATCAGACACAATGATAAAGTTCAGGAAGCTACATTAGCTAAATATAGAAATGAAACTTATGAAGTGGTGTCTATTTCTCCTGATGATACTAATAACTATCTAGCTTATGATTATGTAGTTATTAGAAAAAAGAAAGGGGCTGGTAAGCGTGGATAACGATTTTGAAAAATTACTCCAAGACTTCAGTAAAAGCTTGAATAAACTTGTTCCTAATATGGAGCAAAAAAAGAAAATTACTCAAGCTGGAGCTAAAGTAATAGAAGAAAAAATACGTCAAAACACACCAGTTTCTAAGTTGAATCACAAGAAAGAAAAACACTTAAAAGAATATGTTATGTCACAAGATACCAATGTTGACGGTCAAGAAGACGGTAGCTCAACAGTTGGTTTTGGTAAAAAGGCTTATATTGCTAGATTTTTAAATGACGGAACAGTTAAAATGCCGGCAACTCATTTTGTAGATAATGCTGTCAATGAATCTAAAAAAGAAGTTTTACTAGCTAATAAGGCTGAATATGACAAAATAATGCGAGGTGGTAAGTAATGGAAACACCAACCACGATAGCAAAAAAATTAATGAAGGATATTACTTGGATAGATGAGTTATACTCTGGTTCTATTCCAAGTAATGTGGAAGTAAATACAAATAAAAATACAGTATTGATTACTGAGTATTTAAATGAACCTAGTCAGTATGCCAATATGGAAATAAAGTATTGGCTTGTAGGTGTTGAAGTACAGATATTCTATAAACTTGATGGAGAAGATTTTCAAAATTGTGAAATACAAGTAGCTAGATTATTCAATGATAATCGTTGGAAAATTGACACATCAAGAAATAGGATTAAAGACCCAGACACTAAACAATGGACTAAGGTTTTTTATTTTTCAAAAAATTTAGAAATGGAAGAAGGTATTTAATATGGCTAAATCAAGTACACATGGTGTACGTTATATTGGGCTAGCAACTATTGACGATAGTGGTGCTTTATTAAAGGGACAATCTGGACTTAGCGATAATGGTATCTACATCATCGACGGAAAAGGCGAAGGTACGATTACAGCTAATATTACTGGATTAGAACAAGCAGGAACCCCAGTATATGCAAATAATCAAGTTAAATTAATTCAACACGGAAAACAACAACCACAAGTAGCTTTGACAGTATTGAATATGAATAATGATGTTTTGAACAAAATTAAAGGTTATGTTTCTGATGGTAAAGGCGGATACGTTTTATCTTCTGGAGACAAACCTAACGTAGCTTTACTGTTATGTTCTGAAGATGTTGATGGGACTTTAATTTATGAAGGCTTTTCTCATGGTGAAGTTACTGAAACTGGACGTAACCACGGAACAGATAATAATAACTTAACTAGAGCTGATGCAACATTAACTTTCCAAGCATTAGAACCATTAAAAGCAGATATTTTCATGGATGATAAAGGAGTTCAACAACCTTATAAAGTTTGGGCAGACGATGAACCCGGATTTGACCTAAATCTAATGTATAAAGAAGTATTTGGTGGATTTTCTGATGTACAAAGTTTACGCATTCCTAAGAAGTTCAAAACAACCACAGTTATACAAACAAGCGCTAGCCCTACTTCAGTAACCGCACAATAAAATAAAATCAACAGAGACGATTAATATGAGACGAATAAAGAAGGGAACAAAGAAATGTCAATTAGAATTAATACTAAGCCATTAGGATTAAAGAAACCTATTTTTGTTGAACAAAGTGTCAAAAATGTAAAACTTGCTAATGAAATGATGAATAAAATGCTTAAATTAGGTATTGAGCAAGAAAAAGTAGTGGCAATCAATTTTGATGAATTAGAAGAAAAAGAAACAACTGAAAAAATGTTGGAAATTAATACTTTAGAAGCAAGCTACATTGATGATGCATTTGTTTTTTTGCAAAATATCCTTAAGTTATCTAGCAAAGAAAAAGAACTTGCTGAAAGTACTTTAACGATGGAAAAATTAGGAGAATACCTAAATTATGTAGTAATGAGAGTTAAAGGAATTGAAGGAAAGCCAGAAGCAATATCAGAAAAAGATCCAAAAAAAGATTAAGGCTGTTATCCGATGAATATTACAAAAATAAGGATGAACAAGCCGATTTATTATTTTTACAAAAAACATTACTATTAGAATCCGGTATACCAGTATCAGTTAGTGATAAAGAAGATTTTCAATTATTAGTTGAAGTAATAAATGCTAAAGCTAAAGAAGACAGAGAAGTTTCACCAAGAGAAATGTTGAGACGTTTTAGAGGACAATAATATTTCGTGTTATAATTAGGTTACTTAGCATACATGAGGTGGTTAATTTGACGAAAACTGATGTAACGCGAAAAGATATCCGATATTTTATTTTTCACAAGCATTTTAGGTGTGGTAATGTTTATTTCAACGATAAATTACAGAAAATTTTGATTGTAAGTTTCTTTTTGAAAAATTGTAAAATGTACGATTATAGCGATTTAAAGTACGGAAGAATTTATCTTAATGAACAATCCAGAAAGATTTATCATACCAGAGGGCTTAGCAGCGTTCCGGAAGAAGAAAAATATTACTATAATCCTCAAATGGTACTAGAATTTAGAGATGGTTTTACTTACGAAGAAATCATCAGGCATGGGAAAACTTTAAAAGAAAGTGTAGCTGGATTAAGTTTACAATATAAGAATGTTGATTTTGGAAGTAAGATGACTGAAATCAGCGAGCAAAATGGTGATTTATAAAAGTCAGTTTTGAACTGGCTTTTTTTATTTTGGAGGAAAGGAGGTTAATTTATCAGTGAAAGTACAAAATGAAATGGCCACTAAAATAACCCTAGATACAATTGAAGCAGCTAGCAGTTTAAAGAGTTTCACATCTGGAATATCAGCATTAACTAATGGATGGAAAGCAAGCGAAGCAGCACATAAAGCGGTTGGGGATAGTTTAGGAGCTTTAAAAGCTAAATTTGATGGCATTGGAAATGTTATTGAAGTACAAAAGCAAAAAATAGAAGAGTTAAAAAGTCGTCAAGAAGGGCTAGATAGAACTAATAAATCTCAAGCTGAAACTTGGCTAAAATTAGAAAAAGATATTCAAACGGCTACTAGACAATTAACAAGCTATGAAGCTCAACAGGAAAAAGCTAAATCATCAATGGAATATTACACATCTGGTTTAGCTGATTTACAAAAAGGATATCGAAATACACAAGCTTTATCTAAAAGTTATGCCGAAAGACTGCAGGCAGAAGGTAAAGTATTAGACGCTAAAAAAGTACAGTTAAGCGGGGTTAAGAACTCGCTAACTAATTTAAGCAAACAGTACCAACTGCAGGAAAAAGAGCTACAGTCTATTGCTGAAAAATCAGAGATAACAAGTGAAGCCTACATGAAACAGCAAATTAGGCTAAATGAAACTGCCACAGCAATGGCAAAAGCTAAATCATCAATAGGGCAATTAAATGCAGAAATGAAAGTACTAAATCCAGGTGTATTTACCAGGATGAAAAATAAAGCTAATGAACTAAACGGAAGAATGGGCAAATTAAAAGAATCTGTCCTATCTTTTAAAGGATTAGTTGGGGTAAATCTTATTTCTAATGCGGTTACTAGTGGATTTACGCTTTTGACTTCTCAAATGAAAGGTATTATTTCTACAGGTATTCAAGTATCAAAAACTGCTGGAGCAATGAAGAAACGTTGGGAGAATTTAGGTGCAAGTGCTAATGATATAAAACAGTTAACAAATACGTTATCTGATTTAAAGACAAATTCGAACTTGACCGCAGAAGCAGTAAATAAAATGCAAACTAACTTTTATGGAATAACTGGATCTGTGGAAAAGACAAACACTTTAAGTAAAGGTGTTGCTAGCTTATCTTTACAATTAAAGTTATCTCAAGACCAAGCAAATAATTTTGCTACAGGGTTAGGTAAAATTGAAGCTTCAGGAAAAGTTACTAGGAGTTCTTTACAAAAATTAGAAAAACAAGCTCCTGGGTTAACTACAGCTCTACAAAAGGCATCTGGTAAAAGCAAAGAAGCATTTGACGCATTACTTGATTCGGGAAAAATGACAAGCGGCCAATTTAACGACATCTTAGAAAAAACTTCAGAAAATTATAAGAAAAACAGTAAGGCATTTGGTGAAACTTCTGGTGGTGCATTGAAGAAAATGCAAGAAAACTGGAAGAGTACACAAGCAAAACTGGCTGAACCATTAGTGAAAGTTCAAGCTACTGGACTAAATGAATTAAATAAAGCTTTAGATGATAAAGAAACGCAAAAAGGAATTCAACAAGTTGGTAAATATATTGCACAAGTTGCAGTACAATCGGCAAAGTTTATTGCGTATTTAGCTAAACACCAAAGTACAGTTAAATCTTTTGTTAAAGTAATAGGCTCGATGGTTATTTTGGTAAAAGTTACAGGGTGGATAAAGCAATTTGTGGCAGCAGCTGCAAGTGTAGCCGGAGCGCTAGGGCCTTGGGGATTGGCAATTACAGGTATTACATTAGCTTTAACGTATTTGTATACCCATAGTGATAAATTCAAGAAGTTTGTTGATGGTTTGGTAAAGAATGCTAAAAAAGCATTTAATAATATAGTCAAGTTCTTTAAAAACTTACCTAAAGAGATATCTAAAGTGTGGAAGAACATTACAGGTTTCTTCAGCAAAGGTTGGAATTCAATTAAAGATGCAACTGGCAAAGGTATCAAGAACACTCAAAAGAGTTGGGATAAATTTAATAAAGATGTTGCTAAATCTGCCAATAATATGTGGAAAGACACCAAGAAGAAGTTTAGCGATGGTTGGAATATTCTAAGAGAAAATGCTGATAATGGTAAAGATAAGATTGTAAAATCATGGAATAATCTTAATAATGCAACGCTTAATGTCGCTAAAAAAATGGCTAAAGAGAATCCTAAACAGTTTAAATCAGGTTATGATGCTATTCAATCATACACTAATACTTGGAAAGATTTTACCAGTGGGCGTTGGGATAAATTAGGTGGTGATATTAACGATACTGCTAAAAATATCCGTAAGTTTACTAAAGATATCTTCAAGGATATGTATGATTGGTTGAATGATAAAACTGGCGGCAGACTTGGCGATATGGTAAAAACATTTCAAGATAAATTTGGTTCATTAAAAGATATTGTGGCTTCAGCAGTTAAAGGTGTTAAACATAAAACTGTAGATTTGGTAAATGGTGTGATTAAACCAGTTAATGATATGTTAGGTGGTTTAAAGAAAGGTATCAACTGGGTTCTTGATAAAGTTGGTGCTCCACAAATAAATGCTAGTTGGGCAATTCCAACAGTATCCTATGCTAAAGGTACACCTAATGTACAAGGCTCAAATGGAACCCATCAAGGTGGCTTAGCACTAGTTAATGATGGTGTAGGGGAACATTATAGAGAAATGTTTAGACTACCTGACGGAAAAGTAGGTATTTTTCCTAAACAACGTAATATGGTGGTTCCATTGCCTAAAGGCTCAAGTGTTTTAAATGGTGAAGATACTTATAAATTAACTACAATGTTAGGTATTCCAGCATATGCTAATGGTATTGGTAAATTCTTTAAAGGTGTTTGGAATAGTGCTGTTGATTTAGTTGATGAAGCAGAAGATATTTTGAAAAAGCCAGCAGAATTTTTAAAAGAAGTCTTTGAAAAACATATTGGTAATTTATCAGCTAAAGGCTTAGCTGGCGATATCATTACTAACTTTCCTAATAAATTAGCAAGTCTAGCAGTTGGCTGGGTAAAGAAATTATTTGAAGATTTTGGAGCTGGTGGCGATGGAAATAGTCCTGCTGGTAGAATGGCTAAATCTGAATTTGCCAAGATAGCTAAACACGCTGCTAGATTGATGCATCAAAAACTTAGTGAACGTGATATAGAGCATTTGTACTATCAAGCATCAACTGAATCTAGTGTAGATCCTGCTCAAAATGGTGGTTATGACGATCATGACGGAACAGGTTTACCAATTGGATTATTCCAATATAAACTTGGTACTTGGAGAAGTTGGGCGGTTCCAGGACATGCAAATATTCATTCTGCTTTAGACCAAATTATGGCAGTTTTAAATGATAGCAATTGGAGAAACGATTTCCCCCCAATTGGAGTAAAGAGAGGTTGGGGGCCTTCAGGTCATAGAATGATGGCTTATGGTGGAAGAATTGATACAAATCAATTAATTGAAGTTGCTGAAAATAATAAGCCAGAGTATATTATTCCAACTGATCCAGCTAAAAGGCCTAGAGCATGGCAGCTTATGCATGAATTAACCTCTGAATTTACTAATCAAGAACCACAACGCATAAATGTATCAGATAATAGAGATCTAAAAGAATTAAATGATAAGTTTGATTCACTATTAGCTATGTTCAGTCAATTATTAGGATTAAACAATCAACAAATTAAAGCTATTCGTGAGAGTGGATTTGATAAAATAAAACAGTATCAGCAACAAGCATTAGATCAAAGATTAGCTGATTATCAAGGTTATTAGGAGGCATAAATTATGGAAAATAATTTTTATATTAAGTATGGAAATAATCCAGAATTTAGTTTAAAAGATATTACTTCTAACTTAACCTTGTTAAAACTAGATGAAAACCCATCAATTTCAAATGTGTATCAAAATAACGTTATGCAAGATGGTGAAATGTGGAATTACACAACTTACCAACCTACAACGGTAAACTGTACATTTTTATTATGGTTTTCAACATGGCAAGATTACTTGTTAGCAAAACATGATATAATGCAAGCTTTTATGCAAAAAGAGCTATTTAGAATTAGAACTGATATTGATAAACATCTAGTAAGGTATGTTAGAACAGCACCTTTTACGATAGCTCCTAATGAAGACGGTTCACATTGGGCAACATTCACAGTAGCGTTTGAAAATCCTAGTGGCGTTAAATATAGCTATTTAAGGTCAGACCAAATTTCTCAATCTAATGGTTGGGGATATGGATTGAATTTAGCTGACGTTCCAAATTTAAACTATCATTTCAATAATCAAACGAGTTTTAGAATATTTAACGCTAGTGATATTGCAGTAGATCCATATTTTCAAAAGCACGATTTGAAGATAACAATTAAATCTGCAAATGGTGGACTAACGGTTAAAAATACGACAAATGAAACAAGTTGGACGTTCAAAGGGTCATTAAATAGCAATGATACAGTAGTTTTGGACGGTATCAATACTTATAAGAATAATAGTTATGATTCAATGGAAACTGATTTTGGATATATCAAACTAGAAAAAGGTTGGAACAAAATAACACTTGATAAAGTAGCAGATATAACATTTTCATTTCCATTTATCTATACATTCTAAAGGTGGTGGAAGTAGTTGAATGAAAGAATAGTTAAACTTAAACCTAGAAATCAAGATAAGATTTTTATTTTGAATAATATCTTATGGAATAGTTTTAACATTCAGTGGGCTGAAAATGATACCTATCAACTATCCTTTACAGTGTACGATGATGGTTCAGACTTGTTTAAGATAATTGCAGTAGAGTCTAGTATATTTTTTGACGGTCAAGAATATATTATTAAAACACTTGCAGTAGATTATGCTGCAGGAGTATCAACTATACAAATAACGGCGACACATGTATCTAATGAATTAGCTAATTTGTGGAAGTATGAGGTCAATAGTGGCGAAAAGACGTACACAGTTAATGATGTATTAGCATTTTATCTCAATGAAAATAACAAGGGTTTTTCATATCAAGTTATCGGTAATTTTGATAATCAACAAATAACGGATTTAGGAAATACTAACGGTAAAGATATGATATCTAAGATTTTATCTACTTGGGAAAATGCTATTTTTTATCCAGATAATAGAAATATACGAATTTATAACAAGAAAGATTTTTATCAAAATAAAGGTAAAAGATTAGACTACCTGCACGATACAAGTGAAGTTCAGTTAAATATTGATTCAACTGGAATTATTAATAAGATTAGAGCAATAGGAACTGAACATGAAGTTACAACCACCACAGAAATCACAGTTACTGATGGTAGTAGTTGGGGTTGGCCTTTTCCAGACGTAGGTGAAGGAAAATTTATGGGAAGTCAATTATTCGGTGTTAATGCAGGTGGTGAATTTAGACCTAATGGATTCCATGACGGTTTAGATTTTGGCTCAGTAGATCACCCAGGAAGTGAAGTTCATGCAGTACATGGTGGGAAAGTCGCAATTAAGTCATATATGGGCGGATTAGGTAATTATGTTGTTATTTCTGGTGGTGGATATAATGTTGTTTATCAAGAGGCGTTTTCAAGTGCTAGTAAAATAACAGTTAATGTGGGAGATACTGTAAAAACAGGTGATATAATAGGTTATCGTGATACAGATCATTTACATGTTGGGGTAACACGTCAAGACTTCAATGTTGCGGTTGGAAAATCTTTTACTAATGATGGAACTTGGTTAAATCCGTTAGATTTAATTAAAAGCGGTGGTACAGGTCCTACTACTCACACAGAAACAGAAGAAGAAACTCATACAGAAAAGTATTTTGATGATTTTATGGTTGAAGATAAAGATTCTATTGCAAAATGGGGAGAACATCCAGCAGCAGATATGTCGGATGATAGATTCCATGATAAAAATGCAATGGAGGCATATGTTAGAAGTAAATTCCAACTAGAACCATTAATATCTGGTACAGCTAATGAATCGAGTAATATTAAACCTGATATAGGGGAAATTAGAAGATTAGAAGTAAAGACAGTTAAATTAGTTACAGAGGTAATGATAGTTGGATTTACATGGTATCCATTTGATCCAACGCAGCAAACGCAACTAACATTAAATAATTTACCTTATTCTATTCTTAGAAATAATACTAATATTCTCCAAAAAATAAATGAAATCAGTACAAGTGTTACTAAAACTATTACAAAATTAAATGGTGGAAATACGCGAGAATTAGAAGAAACATTGAAGAAATACATTGACAATAAACTCAACAACAATACTCCAACAACTCCAGATATACCTAAACCACAACACATTGGCAAGATTATTGATGTCTCAGAGTGGCAAGGTGTAATTGATTGGAATAAGGTAATTGCTGATGATGTTACTTTGAGTATTATCCGAGTTCAGCATGGTTCTGCTCATCAAGATTTAAAGTACATGGAGAATTTACAAAAATGTATTTCAGCTGGTGGAAAGTATGCGGTGTATGCATATTTTGCTGCTACATCTACATCAGACGCTCAACAAGAAGCAAGAGATTTCTATAATCGCACACAAAAGGTTGTCGCAGGTAAGCAACAGCCTATTTTTTATGCAATTGATGTTGAAAGTATTGAGATGAGTGGAGATGTTACTCAGATGAGAGCGGGAGTTGAGGCTTATATGTCGCAACTCAATACTTTAGGTGTTCCAGATAATAAGATAGTTCTGTATATTGCTAATCATTTGTACGATAAGTTCAATTTGAATGTAGCACGTCCTGGAGCAATCTGGATACCAAGTTACGGACAAAACGACGGAACATTGGCTAATAGTTTGGAGCCTGCACATCCATATGACTTACATCAATTTACAAGTAAAGGTAGTGTTAGTGGGATTACTGGAAATGTAGATATGAGTGCAGAGCCAAGCGAGAGATTTAAGGAGATGATATTTGGTGCTTAGTTGGAATGGCGATATACATGAATTCTTGAATGTATATCAAAAGAATATGACGGACTTTCAAGATAAAGTTAATAGCCATTTAAGTTGGTTGAATGATGATTTGTATTTGGATAATGATTTTAGATTAGCTTTAATTATTCAGAAACTAGATGCAAGTTTTTCAAGGCTTTTGTATAACCAAATTTGTGAGAATACAAGGCTAATCAATATCATTTTGAAGAAGCTGGCAAGCCTAGTAAATGAGTCTGATTACCAAAGATATGATGATTTGGGTAATTTGATAACAGTATCTTATGAAGCTTACTTGAACAACAAACTGGAGTTAGATAAGGATAATTTCAATCAGTATTATCAACAACTTCAAGTTATTTTAGATAAACTAGCGAAGTTTAAACAAGATAATGTTAGTGAACAATATTTGGAAGGTGATGAGAATTAATGGCAGTAGCGAACAATCAGTATATTAATTTTGACTTATTGAGATATCAAAATGAAGTGCTAGATATTACGAATAAGTTTAAAGGACGTGTTGGAGATACACAAGATTACATCAAGTTATTTGTAACTTCAAATAGTTATCCAGTTGATTTACGTAATATGAAGGTTATGTTTGGTGGTGTGGATCCAAAACAAGTAGCACATAGACACTATTTAGACTTTAGAGCAGACCAAAAGACAGACAATTTAGAACAAGGGCGTTGTACGGTTTATTTTGATGAAAATACATTCAATTATGAAGGCGAATGGACCCAGGCTTATTTTAAATTCATTGATGAAAATGGTAATACAGTATCAACTGTTAATATGAAATTAGTAGCTATGGGAGATCAGGTTTACGCTGCAGTAGGTCAAGTTGCGAATATTACGATAGATGAATTTGATAAAGAATACGAAAAAGTAAGGGAAGCAGGAAAGAAAACTGAAGCTTTATTCAATTCTTTATCTACAGATGCAAAAGCCAAGTATCAAGCTGCATATGATGAGTACAAGCAAGCTATTCAAGAAGCGCATGATGCAATCTTCAACGCCCAAACAGGGCTTAAAGTCAATTATGACAGGTTACAAGAAATGGCTCAACATATTCAAGAAACCTTACGTCAAGCACAATTCCACGATAGACCGTTTCAATTTGATACAGTTGCAATTATGAAATCTCATCTAGAACTACAAGATGGAGATTTAGTGATTACAAGTGGCTGGGATAGTAGAAATGATGGTCATGGCAACGTGTGGCAAGTTCGAGCTAAAAAACGTGATGAGACACCAGATGAAATTAATGTGATTGCTTTACAATCTGGTTATGTAGCAGAGCGTAACTTAAGCATGATTTCAGCGGATAGCTTAGAAGATATTATGTATGGATATTCAATTAAGATTGTACATAATCAAAAAGACTATCCTAAGCCAACAGTTTTTTATTATGAAAACGCGATTGGTACTGAAGTAGGCGGCTTGGGTGCTGGGTCATTTGGTGAAACTCTAACTAAATTAGTTCCTTGTGAGACAGAATATATGGATAATAATTCAATCGTTGTCCGTATACCACGTAATTTCTACATGGATACTAAACCATACTACAAATATGGAGATTGGTATTTAGGGAGTGGCAATAAAACAATTAAGATTAGTCTGGGTAATGTTGATGATAGTGCTGCTAAAGCTGGAGATGGTAAAGGCAGCAGTCATTTATAGTACAGGCTATTTTAATTATCCAACAGCTCTAAGTGATTTAAGGGCTATTTATTTTAACAATAAAGAAAGAAGGAACAAACATGGCAATAAATTTTGAACCTATTTTTTCTGAAATGCAAAATGGACCAGAAAAGATTAAGGAGAATTTTGATAAAGTCAACAATGGTTTGCTTTGGGGACAATCACAACAATTTTTGAACTTAGATGGATTAAATAGTAATTATACATCTTACAAAATTAGAAATAACGGAAGTGAGATGCATATAGGAATGTATGTAACTGGAGATGGAAGAGGATCGTGTTATCTGCCAACATCAATAGCCAAAAAAATGGGAAATACTGAAATTGTTGGACGTACAGATAATAATAATTTTGGTTTTATGCACATTAATATTGATACTGGTAAATGCACATTCTATAAACCTGAAGGATCAGGAATGTATATTCAAGCGCTAGTTCCATTGATAGAACACTAGGAGGAGAACAAATGAAACAAGTATATTTTTATGACAAAGAAACAAAAATGTTTAATGGTTATGATGTGATTGAAGATACTGCTGAGATTCCAGCTAATGCCACAACGGTAGAGCCAGTGGATAGTAATGGTGTTGGTTTGTATGATCCAACTTGGAACGAAAGCACACATTCTTGGGATAGTTTAACGGAAGAAGAATGGAAGAAAAAATACACTGTTCCAGAAGTTAAACCAGAACCAACGCAAGAAGAACAAGCTGCAGCACAACAAATGTTAGCAGTAGCTGACTTACAAGGAAAAGTTGTTACTCTAACTTCAACAGTGGATAAATTAAATAAGTCTAATAACGAACTAAACGCAACTTTGGCACAAATTATGTTACAAAATGCAACTAATGCAAAAAATGGAGGTAAATAAAATGAGATATAGCTATGATATTGTAAAACGTTTCTATGATTTAGGATTATTCACAAAGGAAAATGTGCAACTTTTTGTTAGAGTAAACTATTTTACACAAGAAGATTACTATAAGATGTTTCCAGAAGATAAGTCTGCTGAAACAACTACATCAACACAACCAACAGTAGCTCCAACAGCTTAAAATAACGAAAGGGTGGGTGGGTAGGAATAGTACAGCGAAAGCAGGTGAGTATATGTGCATTCATTATTAGGATATTCGTGGGCGGAGATAGCGTCGATACTAGCGGTAATTTCCGTCCTTTTTAGTGGAATTTATTGGCTGATTAGACATGGTGCTAAGGTTCTTAACAATGCGATTAGTGCGGGAACTTTCCCATTGCAACAACAATTCAAGGAATTAACCAATACAATCAAACAACTTAACGGAAATTTTGAAGAAGAACATAAAAATTTAAAAAGATTAGAGCATGAAGTAGAACAACACGATAAAGCTATCATTCTTCATGAAGAAAAAATTAAACGGTTGGAGGAGAGAAAATGAAAAAAGTATTATTCGATAAAGACGGTAAGTTAAATCGTAAGACAGTAACATCATTAGTAGTATTGTTACTAGTATTGCTTCAGCAATTATGTGCAATTTTTGGGCTT